AACAAATATTCCACCTGAGAAAAGAAACTTTAAAAACTTACCTAGATATGCTGATGGAAAACCAAAAGTAAGATTTCAAGATTGGTTACTTATAAAACCAGAAAAAGCCGATTCAAATAATCAAGTAAACAGTATTGGTAAATCAGAAGCTGATGGTAAATGGTATGGATGGTCACATAGAGCAGTATATGGATTTGGTGTTGGTGATGAGGTTAAAGGTAAAAGTGGTGGTAAAAAAGTAGTATATCCAAAACTTCCCAATGGTGATTTTGATTGGGATAATGGAAAATATGAACCAGATTTTGTAATCAAAGATGATAAGCATGCTAGAGAAGTAGCTATAACTTTTGCAAAATCAGTTAGCTAAAAAACGCATCGAGACCTTTTTCAGCAGATTTATTCGCTAAAAGGTCTTTTTTATTTATAGGTTCCAGTAATGATCTAATTTTTTTGATAAAGAATTTTTCAATCATTAAAGATTTATCAACAGTTATAGCTTTATCGAATTCTTTTGGCCATCTAATGAAAGATAATGTTTCAAAATTAAATGGATTTTTCTTTAAATAAACAACTTTTACTTTTATACCTTCACTAATATCTTCATAATGATCTTGTATATTCAATTCTTTTAACAACTTTCTATAATTATTAACACCTTTTATATGCCATGGTGCTCCTTTTTGAGATATTCCATTTACTACATACTTATTAATATTATTAACACTAATATTTGCAGCAATTTCTTCTGGATAGACTTTCATTAATTCTTTTTTATACTTATCTATTACATTTATAATTTCATCATCTGGAAATCCTTTAATAATCATTTCCATAATGTGTTTTAGTCTCTCTCTGATAGCTTCAGAGCTATCAGATCTCACAATTTCAAGACCGGTTACTTCCATTTTATCAGTTGGTATTCCTTCCTCATCCACACACCAAAATGCGTATTTCTTTTTCTTTACAAATAACGCATTTTTAGCAATAATTTCTTGCTTAAATCCGATCTTAAAATCATGTACTTGTGAATTATAATCACTTATTTGTACTTCTTCAAATATTTTTTCATTAACTTCATCTTCTATTACTCTTGATATTTCTTTTATAATCTCTATTTTCTTTTCATCTGGTAATAATTTCCAATCATTGGGATCATTCAAATTAGTTTCAATCCATAATCCTAACATTACGAACAAGGAATCAGTATCTATATAAGCAACGAAGTCTTTTTCCATTATTTTATTTCACCTATTTTTAAAAGTATATCTTTTAATCTTTCATCTGGATTGTTTAATAGTCCATTAGTAAATTTTTGACCTTGTTTAATTGTATATCTACCACATGATGTAATAGCTTCTGCAATATTTGTATTAAAATATCTTGAATATGGAACAGAAGTAACACCAAATACAGCATTTAAAAGAATTTTTAGAGCCCATTGAAAGTTAAATAATTCTTGTGCTCTTTCAAGTTTTGATTCTTTTTCTTTTTTATCTTTTGTAATTGAAGCATCTTTTCGTAAATCTTTCATTTGTTGTTTTACTTCTTTACGTTTGAAAAATATATTTCTTTCAACAGTTGATATAACACCAGGCTCTCTAGTAGAAAAACATGATCCACACGGTGATATAGCAATCAATCCTTTTTTGATAGCCATATTAAATTTTTTCAATCGTGTTCCATTATAATTTACTAATCCTTTTTTATGAGATAAAAATTCAAAATCTGGTAAATTTTTTTCACGAACATATCTCATTAATACTTCTTCTTGAATACCAATTATTTTTCCTAAATATGTTTCATTTGACATATTTAAAGTAATAATATGTGATGGATAGGAAGAAGTAATATCAATATCAATTATCCACTCGTGTATTCCTTGTTGTGGATCTTTTACATATGCGGCTTCAAATCCTTCTTGAGTTCCACCAGCAAAGTAAGGAGCACATAAATTATTTCTTCTATAATAAGTTAACATTGCACCTTCAATTAGATGAGTCATTGCATCATAAAATTTCATAGGACATTTTGTAAGAAGTGAAAGTGCTTGTACTAATCTGATATATCCTAATTTTACTTCCAATTCATCTACTCTATTAACATCATCTACATTATAATCAACAAATTTATTCCAATTTTTTTGCATTAATTCTCGTAGATCTTCATATTCAGAGTAGTCAAGTTTACCTTTTTCTAATTCAAATTTAGATACATAGTCAAGTCTGTAAGATTCAAGATTATGTGGTGAATACCATTTATATAATTGATAATAATCAAGTATATCAACACCAGCAATATCAATATTCATATCACCATATTTTGATTCCCATGTTCTAACAATTTTTATGGGTGATAAAAATCTATATAAATTTGCTCTTTTTTTATCAAATATTTTTTTACATCTATTAATTATATAAGGTAAGTCAAATAACCAAATATTCCATCCTGTTAAAACATCTGGAGAGTATTTGTACATATAAGTAAAAAATCTAGTAAGTAAATCTCTTTCATTATTACAATGATAATATTTAATTTTTCTATTACCAGAATATTCTTGAAGACCAAATGTTATTATATTTTTTGATACATAGTCTTTTATTGATATTAAACATATTGGAGCATTTGCATCTTCGGGTTTTGGAAATCCCTTATCAACATCCACTTCAATATCAATAGTATAAATTTTTAAGGTGGGAACTTGAATTTCATCATCTGGAATTTTATGATATCTTTCAGCCAGAAATTGAATTTCAGGTTTTGTTTTATTTTCTAATATATATCCGCATTCTTTTTGATATTTATAGTATTGTCTATAGTGGTCAAACACTTTTATTTGTGCTAATTTCCCATCAATTGTATGTGTTTGACCACTACTATTTTCTTCATATAGATATGGTACCCAATCAATTATATCATAAAAATCTTCACCATTTATTTGTTCCCATAAATGTATTTGTGAATTTTTATTATTATAAAAAACATTTTTAAACAAGTGTTCTTTTTCCTTTCATCATATCTCTTTTTACTTGCATATCTACAGCATAAATTGCGTCCATAGTATAGTTATAAACATAATTATAACTTAAATATCCATATCCATTTTGACCCCAATTTTTTGACCATGAATTTTTAAATTTAAATAATCCTTTAGCATCGTCATATCCAACTAAACAAATAGCATGACCACCCAAACTATAAAGACTATTTCTTGGATCTTTTACTATTCCATCTTTTCCAACATTCATAATTTCATCAAATACTTGAATACCTATAACGACTGGACTTGTATTAAGTGTATGAAAAAGTTGTTCCATAGTAGTTACTCGTTCATATGATTTAATTATTGCCCATCTTGCAATAAGATGTGACCATGATTCTGGCTCACCAACTTTTGCATCATTATACTTCCAACCTTTTTCACATGGTACACCTATTTTTTGAAGTACTTTAAATGCAGATCTTAAATCTGTTCCTTCTTCATTTGGATATCCATCTATTTTTTTAGCATTGTAATATATCCATTGTTCTGAAAAATCATATACTTTATCATCTTTTCCTTCAAGTAAATTTTCTTTTCTTTCTTGCCACTCTTTCAATGATGCAACCGCAAAACCAACACATGATCCTAAGTGACCTTGATCTTTAACTGGTGACATTTGACTTGTCCAGTCAATTGCTGGTGCTCTTGCACTTTCTTCTAATTTTAATGAAAGTCTATAATCCCTTTCATCATATTTTGATGGTAAACAATTAAACTTATAATCTATCATTTTCATACTCCCTATTATATAATATTTTTACTATAAAGTAAATTAAAAATTTAATACTAATAATTCAGTACCAGTTGTTTGTTTCTTTCCTTTTGATGCCATAGATGCTTTTTTATAATCTTTTTTAATCCATCTATACTTATTTTGTGGAAACCATTCATGAAGTTTGTCAAATTCATAATAACTAAGTATCCATTTTCCTCTCATATTTTTTAACATTTCTGCTAATACTTCATGATCATTTATTGTAAAATTATGAAAAGCATAAAGATTTTCTGTACTATAATATGGTGGATCAAAATAAAAATATGTATCTTTATTATCAAATCTTGGTATAAAGATATCATAAGACATATTTGATACTAATAATCTATCTAATTTTTGTTGTATTTTTGGTTTTTTAATTCTATCAAGAAAAGAATAATACTTGGATTTATATTTACCTTTTAAATCAACCATTTTTACATTTTTTGACATTATACCGGAAAAACATTGTGTAACTATATATACATATTTAGATGCTAAATTGAAATCAGGAATACTAAATATTTCTTCACTATCCATAACATCAATAATTTCTTTTTTAAATTCATCAAATAATTCTCTATCTTGTGCTTTATTTTTTTCTAGCCATGGAATAAATTCTTTATATTCATGACAACATGCAAAAAGATTTGCCATAAATGGATTAAAATCATTATAATATACTTTTTCTGCAGATAAATTACTATTTATATATACCCACATTGCACCACCAAATACTTCTACATATTTTTTCATAACTGGTGGATAATAATTTGCTATCCATTTTGCTTGTCTATACTTACCACCTATATAACTTATCATAAACAAATTCCTTTCTAATATTTTTCAAATAATGGACAAAATCTTATTCCATTTTCATTACAATTTATAAAATTTTCTTTTATTTTAACAAATTTTTCATGTGACCAAATTTTATCAAATCCACGTTTATCAAATAAATTAAAACCTAAAAATTGTTGTGTATTTGGTGTGTAATATTTACATGGGAAAATATAACCATTTACATCAATATATGCGTGAAAAGTAAGTGCTTCACATGGATTAAATGACATATCATAGTAATACATTAACTTATTTTTAATAGATGATATAAAATAAAAAGATAAATAATTATCCAATCCAAATGGTATTCCTTTATCTAACATATCATTTATTATACTTTTAAATTCTTTTTTATCTAATTTTTTCAAAAATCTCCAGTTTTCATTGTTTTTCAATCCAATAAAAAATATAGAATTTATATTTTTTAATCTTTCATCATGTTTGTAATCATATAATGTTCTTATTATTATATGATGTGTATCTTTACTAACTAGAATATTTAAATTAGGTTTTATACCAAATTCATTTAGTCTTTTTATAGTATCATAACATATATTTTTATTTAAATGTAGATTGACTGATACACTTTTACATAAAGATGATATTTTTTCCGATTTATATCTATCTATATTATCTACTGTTATACTTGAAGTTATGCTTTTTAACTTACAGTAATAAAGTATTTTCCAAATATCTGGATTTGTTTTGCATTCAGGATCAGTAATAAAATTTATATGATTTAGTGATTTAGGAAGTATATTTATTATTTTTCTAAATGTATTGAATTTCATATATTTTTTATTAGTTGCTTCTTTTTTGAACATAAATTCATAATCATCTGTATTATTATATATTGTAGATAATTCAATATCAACGTATTCTAATGCACCACTTAAAGGAACATCTTCTATATTTTTTCCACATCTTAAAAATGAATTAGTTTTTTTATCTAGTATGCAGTTATAATTATTAGATACTATATATTTTTTTTCTTTATTTTCAAATACCTGCATTACCACTCCAATAATTTATAAAATCTATAAATTTTTGTGGATATAATATTATTTCATATCCCAATTCTTTTTTTAATGAGGCCATTGCACATATTTTTAAACAATCATCATAATCTAACCAGTCAATTTCATCATTTTTTTTAATTATTCCGAGTTCTGATTTATATGCACCCATCACTAATATTACTCCTTTGTTTTTGCATTTATTTATAGACCGGTACTTCCAAAACCACCTTCATTTCGTTCAGTGGATGATAATTCATTTACTGTAACTAATTTAAATTTTGGTACTATGGCAATTTTACATTGTACTATTCTATCACCTGGGCTAATTATAAAATTACGATTTCCTAAGCTTGTAATTAATGCTTTGACTTCACCACGATATCCCCTATCAATAGTACCAATACCATTACTCATTATAAGACCATAATCTCTAGCAAGTCCGGATCTCATTCGTATTTGTAATTCATATCCATCTGGAATTTCAACTTTGAATCCCAAAGGTATTGTATACCTATGAACCATACCAATTTTAAATTTACTTATTGCTTTTATTTCAAGTGGTTGATATATTGCAGCTCTAGCATCAAAACATGCATCACCTGGCATACTATATTTCATTTCTTTCCATCTATAATTATTTAATATAATTATTTAAGTATTGAATTTTTAATATATTATCTTCCATTAGTTATCATCCTCTCTGTCAAACAAATTTCTTTCATCATCAGAACTTGTGGCATCGTTCAACCATATATCTTCTTCTGTAACATCATACATTTTCAAACTTCTTGCATCCATATAAAGTTTATCACATACACCTGGTCTTCCAAATCTATTTTTTACTATCTTATACCATATTTCATTTTCATATACCATTTCATCATCATTTGTACCTAGTATAGCCATAAAATCCGCTGTAGCTGGAAGGCCCATACTTTCTGCAATATAATTAAAACTTAAATCTTCAAATCCAGCAAAACTTCCTTCTCTATTTAATTGACTAACAGAAACTACTGGTATTGCAAATTCAAATGATAATGCTCTCAATTCTTCTGATATTTTTTTAACAGAAGTATATAAATTTCCACTATTTTCTTTTATAGTAGATTTCATTAAATTTATATAATCAACATAAATTATATCTAATTCAATACCTCTAAATATTAATTCTCTAATATAAATTTTAAAATCTCTTATTGTTGCTTCACCAGTTGGAAATTGTTTTATATATAATTCACCACGACCACGTTTTATATTTACTTTTTTACTCTCATTTATACTTTCATCTTTATCTACAAGTTCTAATAAAATTTTTAATTTATCTTCTGTTTGTAATAATTCATTTAGCCATTCTTCATTACCTTTTTTAATTTCTTCATCAATTCTTTTCTTTTTATATTGATCCTGTGTTTGATTTTTCTTTTCAATAATATTTTTAACCCATGCTCTTTTAAAACTATTAAATTTATTTTCATCATATATTCTATTAATATCCATTAAAGAATAAATTGAATCAAATCTTTGTGCAAATGCTTCTTCACTCATTTCAAGTGTCATTATAGCCACATTATGGCACATCATTACTTGCCTAGCAGCCATATTTGCCATAAGATTTGATTTACCGGCATGAATTTTAGCAGCAAAAACTGAAAGAGTAAAAGGTGGAAATCCGCCATTTATATATTCATCAAGATTATAAAAACCTGTTGGTACTTTTATTACTGACTTTTCATAAATACGTTTTAATCTTTCATTAACAGTATAAAAGTATAAAAGACCTAAGTCCATTTTTAGATCTTTTGATATTGCATCTTCTACTTTTTTTCTTATTGATTCCAATTCACCATTATTATCTATTATATCAACAGATTCTATAATAGCATTTTTTATTGCTTGATTTTTTAAATAATTATTTGTTGCATCAATTAAGTACTCCCAGTCAGTAACTTCATCAAAATCAATTGATTCCGACTCCCTAATGATATTTTTTATAGATTCTAACTCACCATCATCATTAAAATTAGAAATTATAATATCTTTTGATGGTATTGTTCTATATTTTTCTATATATTCTTTAGAAAACTTAAATATTTTTCCTATACTTGGATTAGTAAAATATTTTGATTCAAACGGTGATGTTAAAAGAGTAAGATAATCTTTATTTTTCATCATAGTTTTAAGTATTATTAATTCTGAAAATTCATCATCAAAATTCATAAAATTTTTCGTATCCTTTACATTGAATTATTTTTACTTTAAATGATTGTTTACATGACTTTTTACAACTTACACATTTTTGATTATAAAATGACCACCACCATTTTTCAAACTCTTTTTTTGTTAAATCAATTGGATAATCAAGGACATAAATTTTTTCAATATTATGTTTTTTTAGTACCTTTTTTTCATACTGATTTTTTACATAATTTGAAAAGGGTTTATAACTACTTATTTTCCTGATATCTTTTAATCTATTGAATTCCATTTTTTCATCAATATTTGTACCATTTAGAAATCCAACTATCCATTTATTTCCTTTTTTAATTATTACTGGTAAACCAATCATAAAATACCTCTACTTTATTTACACAAAACTAAGAATATTATAACATAAAATTATAAAAAAGTAAATATGAAGTTTACAAGTATCTAAATATGTAGTATTATATATTTTATTGGAGGAAATTAATGAATAGTGAAGAAAAAATATTAAAAAAATTGAAAATAAAACATGATATTGAAAGTATGATATCGTTTGATAATCTAAATATTCAGGAAGAACTTCAAAAAAATCCTTATTATATAATGAAGTATAAAGAGTTGTGTATAAGAGAACAAAATTTATTAGATGAAATACAATCTAAATATGATGAATTAGTTGGAAAAAGATATCATTTTTATAGGTTTGAATCAGATGAAAATTTGACAAAAACTGAAATAGAAAAATACTACTTACCAAAAGATGAAAAAATATTAAAAATGAAAAAAATAATCAGAAAGCAAAAAATAAAAGTAGATTTTTTTGATGCATGCTATAAAGCTTTTGAAAAAAGGCAGTGGGCAATGAAAACATTTAGTGATAATTTAAGATATGGTGGTATATAAATGAATATAGTAAAAGTAGAATTAGATGATTTAATGAATTTAAAAATTGAAACAGAAAATTTTCATCATTTAGATAAAATAAAAGAGTATTTTACTTCATATGTTGATGGTTTTCAATTTATGCCACAATATAAATGTGGTAATTGGAATGGTAAAGTTTGTATGATAAAAGGGATAAATAATTTACCTTATGGATTATTATTTGATCTATTAAAAGAGTATAAAAGAAGTTGGAAAAAAGAGTTTAAATTAGTAATAGATGATAATGTTAAACAAATATTTAAAGGTCCAAATGTTAAACCTATATATGATTTAAAATATAAACCCTATTTTTTTCAAGATGATTGTATTAAATCAGCATTAAAATATACTAAAGGAATAATAAGATCAGCAACAGCTAGTGGTAAATCACTTATTATTACTTATATAATAAAAACTTTGCTTGAAAATAATGATAAAACAAATGTACATCAAGCACTTATAGTTGTTCCAAGTAAAAGTTTAGTGGAACAATTTAAAAATGATATGATTGATTATGGAATACAAGAAGAAATAATTGGAAAAATTTATTCTGGTTCAAAACAATGGGATAAAGAAATAGTAATAACTACATGGCAATCATTGAATAATAATTTAGATAAAATATCAAACTATGGATGTATAATAGTAGATGAATGTCACTCAGCAAAGGCTCATGTATTAAAAGAAATATTATCACATAGTTATAATTCAAATTATAGAATTGGATTTACTGGCACAATGCATCAACATACATTAGATAATTGGAATACAAAATCTTATCTTGGTCCTATACTTAAAGAGTATTCATCTGGATTTTTAGCTGAAAAGGGATATATTGCTAAATGTAATGTTCACTTTATCTATTTAAATTATAATAATGATTATAGTAATAAATGGAACGCTGATTATAATGAAGCAAAAGAAATAATATTTAATGATGAATTTCGTTTAAATTTTATATATAACTTAGTTAATTCCTTAGATCATAATGTATTATTATTAGTTGGATTAGTTGAAAAAGAAGGTAAGTTATTAGAATCATATTTAAATAAACTATCAATGCTAGTGGAAGGACAAAAAACAGTTAAGTTTTTATCTGGTAAAGATAATGTTGAAGAAAGAGAATTATGGAGAAAAAAATGTATGCATAGTAAAAATATAGCTCTTATAGCTACTTATGGCATATTTCAACAAGGAATCAATATACCAAATTTAAAATATATTATATTTGCTTCTCCATTTAAATCTAAGATAAGAGTTCTTCAAAGTATAGGTAGATCATTGAGAAAACATGCTGATAAAGAAAAGGGATCACAAATTTTTGATATTATTGATAATACAAAATATTTTAAATCACATGGTGAAAGTAGACTTAGATTTTATGATTCAGAAGGTTTTAATGTTATAGAGCTTAATACAAATCAAAGTGATGGATATAATATAAAAGATATAATTAGTCTTTAATCTATATTATATTCATCCTCAAAATCAGTACTCATTTTACTATTTTCTTCTGGTTCTACAAATTTTTCCATTTCTTCTTCACCTTCTTCTTCTGCGGGATCATGTTCTGGATCAACTAATTCTAACATTTCTTCAAGTTCACCAAAATGAACTTTTTCTTCATAAGCTATATCAAGAAGTAATTCTTTTACTGCTGGATTTTCAGCTTTATATGCTCTTTCAGTATAATCATTTATAGTATAATCATTTATTGCTTGTAGTTCTTCTTGAATAGATTTTCTTAAAGCTTCTGCATCTCTTATTGATAAATTTGGTTTAATTAAATCTCTTTGTTCAACCATATATTTTTCAATTCTATCTAAAATTCCCATTATTTATTTCCTTTTTTTGCCATAAGCATTTTTTTAGCTTGTTCTACTTTCTTTTTTATTTCTGGTGTTACACCTTTACCACCACGATTTAAGAAAAAATTTAATCTTTTCATAATAGTTGCATTATCTGCACCATCTTTTCCTAGTTCTGCAATAATTTGATCTGGTGATCCTTCTTTAAATGTCCCCGGTGCTGGATGAAATTTAAGTGTTACTTTTTGTGACCATTTT